AGTGTTACCGTTACATTACCAGGTTCCCCTTCAGCGGGCGATATTGTTGCAGTAGCAGATTACGCAAACACTTGGCAGACTAATGATGTAGTACTAGGTCGTAATGGCTCAAAAATTAATGGTGGTTGTTTTTGTGCTAATTTAGCAACAGAAGGTCTATCAGCTACTTTAGTTTATGTAGATGGCACAATAGGTTGGAAACAAATTAATGATGCAACAGCAAATATATCAGGTACACCAACTTTTATTTGTGCTTCAGGTGGAACAGTAACAACTGTTGATACAAATTTTAAAGTTCATACATTTACAAGCACAGGTACTTTTACAATTAATTCAGCACCTACCCCAGCTAATAATAATGTTTCTTATATGGTTGTCGCTGGTGGAGGTGGCGGTGGTGGATCTAGAGGTGGTGGAGGTGGAGCAGGAGGATTTAGAGAAGGAGAAACTCCAGCCGCACCTTATACAGGAAGTCCATTAAAAAATTCTTCAGGTCTACCTGTTTCAGTTCAAGCATATCCAATTACAGTAGGAGCAGGAGGCGCAGGTCAACCCGGTGGAGCAGTTGGTATAAAAGGAAGTGATTCAGTTTTTGGTCCAATAACTTCAACAGGCGGTGGTTATGGAGCCGATGATGATGTAGTAGGAGGACCAGGAGGATCTGGTGGTGGCGGCGGAGGCGGTGGAAGTTTCGGAGGTGGATCAGGTAACACTCCTCCAGTAAGTCCCCCACAAGGTAATAATGGTGCAACTTCAGCTGCAGATGGTAGAGGAAACCAAGGTGCAGGTGGCGGTGGTGCTACTGCTGCAGGAATAGCTAATACTACAAGTCCAGCAGGTGGAGTAGGAGGTGCAGGTGCAACCTCTTCTATAACAGGTTCACCAGTCGCAAGAGCAGGTGGCGGTGGAGCAGGCGGAGTTCCAGGAGTTGCCTGTGGATCAGCAGGAGGAGCTGGCGGTGGTGGAACAGGAAATCCTAGACCAGCAGGAGGAGGTACTCCAACAGCAAACGGAACAGCAAACACTGGCGGTGGCGGTGGAGGCGGTGGTGAAAGTCCAACAGGCCCTAATAATTTAGGTGGTACAGGAGGATCAGGAGTAGTAGTAATAAGATATAAATTTCAATAATGACAAGTACAATTAAAGTAAATAAAATAGAAAAAGTAGATGGTAGCACCATAGAATTAGGTGGACCAGGCACTTCAGTTAATTTAGCATCAGGTGCAACTCAATCAGGTTTCGGTAGAACGGGGACCGTTGATTGGTGTACAACTGCAAAGACATCACCTTTCACGGCAGTATCAGGTGACGGATTTTTTGTTAACACTTCAGCAGGAGTGATTACAGTAACTTTACCAGCTTCCCCATCTGCTGGTGATATTGTAGCATTTGCTGATTATGCATCAACTTGGGCAACTAACAATGTCACATTATGTAGAAATTCTTCATTAGTAAATGGTGGATCTTGTAATCCAAAACTATCAGTTAAAGGTCAATCAGTAACTTTAGTATATGTTGATGGAACAAAAGGATGGAAAACAGTAACTGATTCAACTGCTAATGTTTCAGGATCACCAGATTATGTAACAGCAACCGGAGGAACAATAACTACTTCAGGGGATTATAAAATTCACACATTTACAAGTTCAGGACCTTTTAATGTATCAGCAGCTGGTAGTCCGTCAGGTTCAAATAAAGTATCGTATCTAGTGGTTGCAGGTGGTGGTGGAGCCCAATGTGCAGGAGCAGGAGGTGGTGGTTTTAGAGAAGGTAAAGTTTCAGGTGATCCTTACACAGCTTCACCTTTAGTAGCACCTGATGGTTTGTCAGTTCCAGAAACTAATTATACAATTACAGTTGGTGCAGCAGGATCAAGACCAAGTGGTAGCTCAAATACAAATACAAATGGAGGAGTTTCAACTTTTTCAACAATAACGTCAGCAGGTGGTGGTAAAGCAGGTTTTTCAACAAATGGTGTAGCAGGGGGATCAGGTGGTGGTTCTACATCAACAACAGGTGGTGCAGGAAATACACCACCAGTTTCACCGCCACAAGGTAATCCAGGAGGTACTGCATCAGGTTATAGTGCAGCAGGTGGTGGAGCAACAGCTGCAGGTGGAAATTTTCCAGGACCACACGCAGGTGGCACAGGCGCAACATCAAGCATAACAGCATCACCACTTGGTTTTTCAGGTGGAGGTGGAGGAGCATCACCAGGAGGTGGTAGTGTAGCAAGAGAACCAACAGGATCAGGAGGTGCTGGAATTGCAGGAGCACAATCTGCACCAGGAACACAATGTGGTGTAACAAATAGAGGTGGTGGAGGTGGAGGAGTTTATTGTGGAACACAAGGAAATGGTGGTTCAGGAATAGTAGTAATAAGATATAAGTTTCAAAATTAATTATGAGTACAATTAAAGTAAATACAGTAACAAAAAGAACAGGCAGCACACTTACATTAGGTGAGTCAGGCACAACGGTAACTTTAGCTTGTGGTGCTTCACAAAGTGGATTTGGTAGATCAGGTTCTGTAAACTGGTGTTCTACTATTTATACAAATAGTCCAGGCACTGTTACTGCTACAAGTGGTAAAGGATTTTTCTTAAACACAACTTCAGGAGCAATAACAATTAATTTACCATCTTCTCCATCAGTAGGAGATATTGTTGCAATAAAAGATTACGCAAACACTTTTGATTCAAATGCAGTAACTGTTGGTAGAGGTGGTTCTAAAATAGCAGGTTTATGTTTAGACGCTACTTTAGGAACAGAGGGAGAATCAGTAACTTTAATTTACGCTGATTCAACAAAAGGTTGGTTAAATGTTAACACAGATTCAACAATTCAAGGATCTACTTACGTTGCTGCTACTGGTGGAACAATAACAACTAGTGGAGATTACAAAATTCACACATTTACATCTTCAGGATGTTTTCAAGTAACTGCTGCAGGCGCACCACCAGGTTCAACTAAAATTTCATACTTAGTAGTAGCAGGTGGTGGTGGCGGTTCTAACGATGGCGGTGGAGGCGGTGGCGCTGGCGGATTTAGAGAAGGTAAATGTTCAAGTGATCCATATACAGATAGTCCTTTAGATGCAGGTGCAGGTTTATGTGCTGCAGTAGGAACTTTTCCAATTACAGTAGGAGCAGGTGGTGCAAAGGGAACACCAGCACCAGCAATTTCTGCACAAGGAGGTTCTTCAACTTTTTCAACAATAACATCAGCAGGTGGTGGTAGAGGTGGAGGAGGAAGCACAGGCACTCCGTGTGGAGTTGGAGGAGCTGGTGGATCAGGTGGAGGTGCTAGATCAAATAAAGGAGCACCTGGTGGTGCAGGAAATACACCTCCTGTAAGTCCAGCTCAAGGTTTTCCTGGAGGAGCATCAAATCCTGCAACCCCACCTTTTTCTAATTGGTCAGGAGCTGGTGGCGGTGGAGCAACTACAGCGGGAGCAGATTTTACAGCAGGAACTCCAAGCGGAGTTGGTGGTACAGGAGCAACAACATCAATTACAGCAAGTCCAGTAGTATACGCAGGTGGTGGAGGTGGAGGAGCTAACAATCCAGGAAACTCACCTAATGGTGCACCTGGTGGACCAGGCGGCGGAGGTAGAGGTGGACCATCTCCAGGAGGATCAGGAACAAATGGAACGACTAATCTAGGTGGTGGTGGAGGTGGAGGAGCTTGTGCAGCTCCATCAGGTGGAGGAGTAGGAGGCTCTGGTATAGTAGTTTTAAGATATAAATTCCAAAATTAATGAATTTACAGAAGTTAAAAAATAATATATAAGGAGAAACATTATGGCACATTACGCAAAACTAGGAATAAACAGTAAAGTTATAGGAGTAGAAGTTGTAGCTGATGCTGATTGTCAAAATGCTGATGGTATTGAAGATGAAGAAGTAGGAAGACAGTTTTTGGAAAGAATCCACAGCTGGCCTTTATGGAAAAAAACATCTTACAATACATCTGGTGGACAACACAAAGACGGCGGAACACCTTTAAGAGGTAACTACGCAGGTATAGGTATGACTTATGATGAAGATAACGATATTTTCATTAGTGCTAAACCTTACGCTAGTTGGACTTTAAATGTATCAGAAGCAAGATGGCAGTCACCAGTAGGTGATGCACCAGCATTATCTGAAGAAGAAACTCTTACTCATAGATATGAGTGGAACGAATCTACAGGTGCTTGGGATAAAGTCGCTAGATAATACACTTGACATTATTATTAGGGTTTATTACATACTAGATAGGTATGCATAAGAAAGTATTAACAGAAGTAGACTTATATACAGGTGAAATTCAAATGCCTAAAGGCTTTGATATTGATCGTGATAAAATAAGAAACGACATTATAGAATCTTTTATTAAAAAAAATAGAGTTAATAACAATCCACAAGCTTATGCTTTTGATGATTATGTTGTGCCTTTTTCTCAACCTTTACAATGGATGCAAGATTACGTTAGAGATCATTGGAGAATTGAGTATGGTAGAACTTTAGTGCAAAAAAATATACACGGTAATGTTATGCACCCTAAAGAAAAGTCTTGGACAAGACATCAAGTTGATCCTGTTGATTTACGTAACTCACCAGACTACACACTTATTTATGGTATTGATGTTAAAGAAGGTTCTTCAGAATGTATTATTGAATACGATGATAACAGAAGAAAAAATAGAACTTGGCATTTACCTATAAAAAATAATCACTTTATAATGTTTCCAGCTACTAATAAATATTCTTTCTCACCTAATACTTCAAACGGTTTAAATATAATTTTAACAATTAACTATGAATATATCTAATTACTATTGGTACTTTGAATCTGCAATACCACCACGAATATGTGATCTTATTGTTAAATATGGTAAAGCAGAAAAACAAAGAGAGATTATGGCCATCACAGGTGGCTTTGGTAGAGATAGAGATTTAAATAAAAATCCTCTTAACAAAGAAGAAATAAAAAATTTACAAAAGAAAAGAGATTCAAATATTATTTGGATGAACGACAGATGGATTTATAAAGAAATACATCCCTATATTCATCAAGCAAATAAAAATGCTGGTTGGAACTTTGAATGGGATTGGTCAGAATCTTGTCAATTTACAATTTATAAAAAAGGTCAATACTATGATTGGCATTGTGATGGTTGGGATAAACCTTATATGGAAGAAGGACCCACAAAAGGAAAGATTAGAAAATTATCTGTAACCGTAACGTTAACAGATCCAAAAGAATACAAAGGTGGAGAGTTAGAGTTTGATTTAAGGAATGAAGATCCTGATAAAAAACCTAATATGAGAACGTGTACAGAAATATTACCAAAAGGCTCTTTGGTTGTATTCCCTTCATTTGTATGGCATAGAGTTAAACCCGTAACTAAAGGAGAGAGGAATAGTCTAGTGATATGGAATCTAGGTTATCCATTTAAATAATATGAATGATATAAAACAAGGTGGCAGTGGTACATCACAAAAACCAAAAGGACACGTAGATTTTAAATCTGCGTTTTATTTTCAAACACCAGTATGGCTTGCAGAGGCCCCAATGTTTCTTAAAAATGCAATTAAACTAACAGATAAATATATTAAGAAAGCTGATAAACTTTTAAAAGATAAATTAAAAAACGAACCTAAATGGAAAAAAGAAATAGGAGATTTTGGTTTATCTAATCATAGTGAAAGTTTTTCACAAGATCTTAAAGCAAAAGATTTAGTTGAATTCATTGGTCAACGATCCTATGAGTTTTTAGATTGGCAAGGTTTTGATTTAAGAAATCACAGCTTACACTTTACAGAATTTTGGGTACAAGAATTTAGTAAGAGAGGTGGTGGTCATCACTCTACCCATCAACATTGGAATCAACATGTATCAGGATTTTATTTTTTAAAGTGTAGTGAAAAAACATCTTATCCTATCTTTCACGAACCAAGGCCCGGTGCAGAGATGACAAAGTTACCTTTAAAAGATCAATCACAAATTACAATGGGTACAAATCAAGTGCATTATAAACCACAACCCGGAACGATGATTATATTTCCAGGTTATGTTCCACACGAGTTTGCAGTCGATGCAGGAATAGAACCATTTAGATTTATACATTGGAATATTAAAGTTGTTGAAACAGCAATATCAAAAGAAA